CGGCGATCACCGCGATGCGGCTCGACGGCTAGTGGCAACAGCGCCAGCAAAGAGGGCGGGGGTAACCCCGCCCTTTTTCTCTGCCCTGTGCCGGGGTGTGCCAGCCGCCCGTGCGTCCGTAGTGTCGCGCCTGTCGCGCCTGTCGCTTGCTAGGTTGGCGGTGGGGGTGGGATTCGAACCCACGGAAGTCTTTGAAACTTCGCCTGTTTTCAAGACAGGAGCCTTAAACCTCTCGGCCACCCCACCCTGCGGTGTCACGATACTAATACCCAAGCATCGGTTTTCAAGACCGGTTTTCGGGGTCTGCACCTGTTTCACGTGAAACACTCGCGGTCCTATTTTTCTCGGCGTTTTCTGCGATTACGCGGTACGCCTGTCGCCAGAAACCGGTGGCATTGTGCCAGCGGTGTGCCGGTTACTTTCCTCGTACGCAGGCAGATACGCAAGGTATATCTCGGTCGTCTTGACCGAGGTGTGCCCGAGGTGCTTCGACAGCCCATAGATGTCCCCGCCCGCAAGCAGCCAGCGGACCGCGAAGGCGTGCCGTAAGTCGTGGAAGCGAAATCGCCTTAAAGCACGGCCTTGGACCGCCTCTCCGTTGACCGCCCGCTGCATCACGTGCCGGAAAGCACCGGCTGGACTGGCTAGCTGCTCTCCGTCGACGCCATGCCCAAACACGAGGTGCGACCGGATGTGCCGGGGTGTGCCAGCGAGTGTGCCGGTAGCGTCCCCCCCCGGCGTCTTGAGCCTCACGACCCGCGGGCGCGAAACCTTGGTCTGCGTCAGCAGCACCTCTCCGCGGTCCTCTCGTACCTCCCGCCAGTCGAGCGTCACCGCCTCCATAAGGCGCATCCCGGTGTTTGCAGCAAACAGGATCAGGCGACCCACGTTGCCTGTCGCGTACGAGGCGACCGTCTCAATGGCATCTAGGGTTGGGGGAACCATCACCCGCTTGCGCGGGCGCACGAGCTTCCGGTCCCATTCCCGGGCTGGGTTGTGGTCGCACATCCCAGACGCTACGGCGACCCGAAACACGCTGGACGCCGCCGTCAGGTCGCACAAGATGGAATAGTTGGACACCGGCCCCATCTGCTTGAGCTTGCCGTCCGGCCCGCGCCGCACGAACCCCTTCTTGCGCTCCCGGATGAAGTCGGCGATCTCGCGTCGCCCGATCTCGGAGAGGCGCTTGTTACACCAGAAGTGGTCGAATAGCCGAAGGCTGTCCAGATAGCGGCCCCGTACCCGCGGCTTAAGCCCACCGCCGCCCTGTTCCATTGACCCTATGGTCTCGGACCATGCGACCACCGCAGCCCGCCACGTCGCCTCACCGCCGCCCTCGCTCCTACCCAGCTGCTCCTTCCAATCGGCGAGCGCTAGCTTGGCGGTAGCCTCATCAGCCGTGCGTAAACTTCGTCTGTACTCAACACCCCGGACCTGTAGCCGACCCCACCACGTCTTACCTCGTCGGTAGATGTTGCCTGACATCGCTGTTCCTTACCTTGTATCCAACCGCGGATCGCGGTCTCGTCGATGGTCCATCGCTTTCCGACCTGAATGGCGCTAGGAATCTGGCCGCTGACGCAGAGCCGCAAGACAGTGCGTGGCGACACGCCAAGGCGTATGGCGCACTCTTGAATCGTGATTCTCATTTCAGTCGTCCCACGTCACTCTGCCGCCGAACCGACGGACTTCGCTGTCTAACTTGCGCCGCACTTTCTGCAGCGACGACTCGCCGGTCCAAAGCCACCACCACCAGCGGCGCAAGCGCACGACGCGCCGCAACACCGTCCAACGCATCACCACACCCGCTTGGGCCGGTCGAGGTGGTATTGATTCCTGCACGGCTGGCAAACGCCCTCAACGAGCCGACCCGCCCACTCGCCGCAGAGGTCGCAGTCGCCCTCTACTGGGTCACGTTGCCGCGCCTCGTCTTTGCTGACGTGATCTTTCTCTTCGTGTCGCCAGTCGCGTTGCCGCATCTCAAACCCCCGTGCCGTGCAAGTCTCGCTTTCAGTAGTCTCCGGTCTGAATGGCTTTCTGAATGTCGCCGCTTGGTAGTCCCTGAAGCTCTGCCGGAGCGCATTGCGCGTGTCGCAGCAGGTGCAGGTAACCTAAAATGGTGGTGACCCCTACGACGCACACGATGATCAAGGCAAGCCGCTTCATGCCGTCGGGTCTTTCGGGCGCAGCATCGTCTGCACCAGCGGCAGCAGTTGCGGCGGGGTCCATCCCCCGGGCTTCAGCACCTTGCCGTCCTCGCGCCGACGCACCTCGTAGACGAATCCCTGTCCTTTGCAGGACAGGCACGGCTGTTGAGAGCGCCGCTCCTGATTGTCGATGTAGGCGACCTTGCCAGTTGCCTCGCAGGCGAGGCAGACGTGCTTAATCTTGTCAACGTTGCTGCGATGGACCTCGTCCCACAGCGGCTGTGGGTCTAGCCCCAGCGCGTGCATCAAACCGCTGGCGACGTAGATCAGGTCAAGGCACGCGTCGGCGATCTCGGTGACCGAGCCGTCGGTTGGCTGGCGCAGGTGATCGCGCCACGCCTCCTCAAGCTCCGAGAACTCCTCGTCGACGAGCCGCTTGTATAGCTCCGCGGTCGCGGGCGACGGCTCCTGCCGAAAGTAGTTCATGAAGGATTTCTGGTCTTTGAACACCAAGTAACTCATTTACTCGTCCTCTGGTTTTTCAGGCTTGTTGTCTCGTGCAGTCCAGCACAGCGCTGCGACGAAATATCCCAGCACCGCGCCGCCCCACGCTCCACACATCAAGACTGCGAACGTACTCATAACTGCTCACTCCTAATCGCGCCGAGCGCACGAAGCGCCCGACGGACTTCCGAGATGACGTTCCGGAGAGCGCGGGTGTCGCTGGCAGAGCGTGCAACCACAACCATCCGGGCTTGCTCCTGAAAGACGAGAGACGCAGCGGAATGTTTGCGTCGCTCGGTGAAAAAGACGCTGGCCCCGACCCAGCTGGAGACCTCGTGCTGAATGGCACGTCGAAATTCGCCGGTCATGTGCCACTACGGAGGCTCTTGGTCCGGAAGAACTCCGCGTGCTGCGGATGATCATGCATGAACAGACGGGCGTAGTACGGCGTGTAGTTGTTCGACATTTTGAACTCCTCGCCGTCGGTCTCGATTTCTGTATGCCAGCGGATGCGTTCGAAGATGGCCTTGCTGGAGTAGTGATGGTGTCCACGGCGAATGACGTCGTAGGTGAACCGCTTGAACAGTTCATAGACGTGCGGGTTCTGCTTATGCCACCGCCACCATTGCGCTTTGATAGAAGCCGACGGAGCGCTGTACTCAACGTGGTGAGTAATCCGTAATGCTTCTGCGTGATGCGCTTCCACACCAGCCTCCGCGTTAGAACGGGATGTCGTCGTTCGGGTCGTCGGCTGCCGGTGCCGCAGGCTTCGACGCCGAGGCGCTACGCGCCGGAGCCGCGCTCTCGCCGTACGACTTCTCGCGCACGGGGTAGACCGACACCATCACGCGATCCGAGCGGTCCTTGTTCGCCACGTACTGCGTCTCCATCGCAATCACGATGGAGTCGATGGCGAGAAACATGGTGCCGTCGTCCTTGGTGTAGACCGCGCCGATGTTCTTGGTGCGTGCCTTGGTCGCGCCGGTCCGGTCGGTGTACTCGCCAACCTTCAGAACAAGATCATGCGTTTGCTTGGATGCCATTTGTGCTTTCCTCGTTGAGAGTGATTTCTTCAGTCGTCTCGCCCAGCAGAACTCCGGGTTCGACGCCCATGTGGTCGGCGGCTTTGACAATCAGGTCGGCCCGCATCATGCGAGCGCCGTTCTCGTGCCACCGAATGGTGTTGACCGAAACGCCCAGCACCTTCGCCAGATCGCGCAGCCATACGGAACGCGCACGCCGGATGACCCGAAAGGTCTCGCCAAGCCGCGCCTCAAAGTCGCCTTTAGGTGTGGGAACTGTTGCCATCGTTGTCCTCTTGGAAGTTGCCCTCGGTCGGCGGGAATGCCGCGGTGGGTTCGGGCTTGGCCCCACCGGCGAAATCGTCGAGCGCGGCACGTGCGTTGCGCGTGGCGATACGCGCTACAGGCGGTGTGACATCCACTGCATCCCGGATGCGCTCTGCCTCATCCGGGTCGTAGATACCCACGAAGCCGAAGGCGACGCGGGCGCATTGGATCATCGCCTTGTGCCGCAGGAACCGACTGGTGTGGGTCTGCCACGGGCCGTTGTTGACGTAGCCGCGGTCGTTCTTGAACGGCGGGCGGTAGCACTCGCTGAACCGCTCACGCACGCTGATGGGATGCGACCGGTCCTTGCGGTAGATGCGGCACTCAATCCACTCCGGGCAGGGCTGGTGTTCCGCGCTCTCGACCAGCTTCTCGCTCTCGACGAACTCCATGCCGTCGAACTGCGGGCTGCTGTTGATGATGCGGCTCCACCCGTCGATGCCAACCACCGGAACAATCCCGCTCTTCTTGTCTGGGAAGGCGTAGATTTCCTTGGTCCATGGGTTGAGGTCGTACTGGTTGGCGACCACGAGGAGCGCCATCATCTGCTCGTTGGTGACGTCGCCGCGGAAGGCAGTCGCCTTCAGCGCAGAGAGCATCTTGTCGGGGTCCACGCTGTACTTGTTCGCCATCAAGGCGAGCAGTCGGGCGCGGGGCTGGGTGCTTTCGATGGTTGTTACGGCTGACATGGTGTGCCCTTCCTCACAAGGTTGGAGTGATGGTCAAAGCGCCCCGATACGTGAGCGCTTTCTGAATGCGCTCCGGAATGACCTTTTCCGGGCGCTCGACTACGGGCCATGACATCCGGTAGCCCGACGCGACCGCCTTGGCGGCGTCACCGAGCTTGGAGGCGATCTGCCCCTTGAGATGCGAGATGGTGGCCTCTAGCTGGTCGGCCTCGGCCTTGCGGGCGAGGTAGTCCGCGCAGAGTTGCGGCAGGTCGCCGTCGGCGGTGAGGTCGACCTGCAGTGCCTTGCTACCGTAGCGGTAGGTCTCGGCAACGCTGTCGTAGTCGGCGACCCACTTGGGTTCGGTGCCGGTCTCGACTCCTTCCCAGAAGGCGGCGATGGCCTCGGCAATCTTCTGCTGCGTCGGCTCGTGCCGCTCAATGCGCCCGCGCAGGAGGCGGTTGCCGCCCACACACGCGACGATCCAGCCGTGGTCCGCGCCTACTGCGCCGATCTGGTGCTGTAGCTGCAGGACGTAGTTGAGGGGCGGCATGATGATCTCGTCGCCTTCGACCGCCCAGCTGTCGCGGAACGCCAAGCCATCGACGTTCTTGAACTCAATCGGCGGGAACCCCGGCTCGTGCGCCTCGTAGTCGAGGCTGGCTCCCCACCCCGTCACCGTGGCGTGGGTGCAGTAGCGGCGCACCTTGCGGAGCTTCCACTTGAACTTCTCCCCGGCCCACGCGGCAAGCGCAGGCTCAAGGAAGTTGCCCGCCTGCACGCGCTCGTTGCTCGACAAATCGTCGGGCATGACGCGACCGGCCTTCTCCTGCCAGAGGCGGTAGCCGGTCTTGAAGGGGGAAAGACTCTCGACGAGGGTCGCGCCCTCGGGCGGGGTCTCGTACAGGTGCAGGACGGCCTCGGTGCCGTCTGCGTATCGCCAGCGATAGAACAGGCTGGCGACTTCCGAACCACCTACGTGACTGTCACGTAGCGAGAGCCATTCGGCCTCGTTGCTTACTGCGATTGCGCCCATGAAATCCTCCGGTTGCCGCCCAATGCGGTAAACCGGAAGATATCACGGGCATGACAGTTACGCAATAGGAAATGTTCGGGTCGTGATATTTTCTAGCGTCTAACTGTTTTTTCGGTGATACTTTTCTTCAAACGACTTGGGCAATCGAAACGACAGCATGAGCCGCATCAACCTCTACGTCGATCAGCGCAGCAGCGTTCCACGCCGTCAGCGTGTACAACCCAGCCTGCGAGCCGCGCTGAATCTCTCTGACCAGACGCTGCTTTTGCGCCGTGACGTCTACTACTGCCAGCTTGCCGATGAGGGCGTCCGGCGGTCGTGCTTGCTTCTCGTAAAACAGCGTCCATCCACCGGGGATTGGATGCAGGCCGTCTTTGTCTATTCTGGCGGCAAGCACTTCGACATCGGTCGGCAGCCCAATCGGTCTGGCAACAAACGCTTGGTCGTCCACGCTGAATACCCTCCCGTAGATGCCAACCACAGCTTCGACGCGAACCATCTGTGGCGGCGTAGCTTTAGACGCAACAGGGGTATTACCAAGCAGTTCATCAACAGACGTGCTGGCGGCTTTTGCAAGTTTCTGCAGCGTGTCGGCTGTCAGATTTGCGCTGACTCCGCTCAAGTAGTTGTAGAGAGTGCTGGATCGAACTCCTGCCTTCTTCGCCCATGGGTGCGGTTTCAGGCCGCGCTTTTCCATGAACGACTTGAAGCTATCACGGGACGCATTCTTTTTAACAGTCACACCGGTGGCCCTCCTTGCGAATTTTTATGATCCTCATCACAAAAACTTTTAGTTCTTCACAAACCAAAGCGCTTCTCCACTGCGCGCAACACGGATAACCCATGCCCCTGCGGTTTGCTCGCGGTAGTTCCTCTAAGTTTCGGAACATCAAGACCGAAATCGACGGTGTCGTCTTCGCCTCCAAGGCAGAGGCGACCCGATATGTCTACCTCAAGAATCTGCTGCGGGTTGGAGAGATTGCGGAACTTGAGCTTCAGCCCCGACACAACCTTGTCGTGAACGGGATCAAGGTATGTGCGTACATCGCGGACTTTCGCTATCGGCGCGTATCGACCGGCGAAATCATCACGGAGGACGTGAAGTCCAAGCCCACTCGAACGCCGGAGTACCGGATCAAAAAGAAGCTGCTCAAGGCGCTGTATGACGTCGACATTGTCGAAGTCGGCTAGTGCCAGACGCATCTCATTTGCCGCAAGGACTTGACCTAATGTGAGTGAGACATAATTATCACGCCCATGACAGCGTTTGGAGGATGGCGTGCCGTCAGTATCACCGTTTGAACAAACCCGGGGGCGACCATGAAGCGCCCCGCGTTCCAGTTTTATCCCGCCGATTGGCGCAAAGACCCGTCGCTGTCGACGTGCTGTCTCGCGGCACGAGGGCTGTGGATCGAACTCATGTGCATCATGCACGAGGCGTCCCCGTACGGGGTGCTGGCGGTCAACGGCAGGCCGATGACAGACCTGCAGATCAGCAGGGCCGTCGGCGAACCGATGGACGTTGTGCAGGGGCTGCTGGACGAGTTGGAAGCCGCAGGAGTTTTCTCCCGCGATGAGAGTGGCGCGATCTTCAGCCGCCGAATGATTCGGGATGAGCAAATTCGAAACGTCCGTGCGGCTGCTGGGAAGCTAGGCGGAAACCCGACTTTGCTTAACCAAAAGAATAACCAAATGTCCAAGCAAAAGCCAACCCCTTCATCTTCATCTTCATCTTCTACTTCAGAAGATAAAACTATCGATCAGCCTACGGCTGACGGTGGGGCTGTCGAGGACTCTCATCGCGGTGAGAATTGCAAAAAGACCGTCGCCTACACCGGTGAGTTTGAGGCGTGGTGGGCTGCGTATCCACGCAAGGTGGGCAAGCTCGCCGCATTCCGCGCCTACCAGACCGCCAAGCGCCACCTCGGGGGCGAGGCTGCCCCTCGCCTACTCGCTGGCGCTCAAGCCTACGGTGCGGCAACGGCGGGCAAGGATGAGAAGTACATCGCACACCCCACCACGTGGCTTAACCAAGGCCGGTGGGACGACGCGGCGACCGCGAGGCCGAAGGGTCCGGTGGGGCGCGACGCATTTGGGGTGGGCGGCTGATGAGCGTCGCCGACAAGCTCAACGCCGAGGGAATTCGACTGCGGAAGTACGACTCGGGCAATCACTACACGATCTGCCCCAAGTGCAGCGATTCCAGAAAAAGTATGAACAAGCGCAAGCCGTGCTTGAGCGTCGCCGTCGGACCGACGCAGATACACGGCGGGCTTCTAGAGGATGGGCGGGCCGTTTGGCATTGTTTTCACTGTGGATGGAGCGGAGGAACTGGTGGAAGGACTAACTCATTCGATTCAGGAAGGACTGGAAGCGCGACACCTCGACCCGGAGTTGGCGCTCAAGCTGGGGCTGCACGCCCTCGTTGGAACAGGTGGTATTGAGGCGCTATGCATCCCGTTTCTACGGGAAGGCAAAGTCGTCAATCGAAAGTTCCGCACGCTCGGCGGCGAGAAGAGGTTCTGGCAGGACAAGGGCGGCGTGCAATGTTTCTGGAACGAGGACATCCTCCGCGATGATTCGCTGATCAACCAGCCGCTGGTCATCACCGAGGGCGAACTTGATGCGCTGGCAGCCATTCAGGCGGGATGGCTCCGAGCAGTTTCGGTCCCGGGCGGCGCACCGGATAAGCCGCTGCCAAACGATACGAGCAAGTACACATTCCTGCAGGAGGCGCGATCCCTCCTTTCAGTCGAGCGCGTGACCACCGTCGTTCTCGCGGTCGACGGCGACGCTCCCGGCGCGAACCTGATGCACGATCTATCGGTGCGCCTCGGGCGCTTCCGGTGCAAGTACGTCACGTATCCGAAGCACCCGGAGGACCGCGAGCGGCGGCTCAAAGACCTCAACGAGGTGCTGATCCACTACGGGCCGAAGGGCGTCGCGGCAACGCTGGATCGAGCGCAATGGCTGCGCGTCGACGGCGTCTATCGCATGAGCGAGTTGCCGCCAGCACCAGAAGCGCCGGTTTACGACATCCCGATGAAGAAGCTCGTCGACCGATACAAGGTGCGGCTTGGCGATCTCGCGGTGTTTACCGGCATCCCGTCGCACGGCAAGTCGTCGGTGGTCAACGACATCTTTTGTCGCTTGGTCGACCGGTACGGGTTGAACGTCGCGTTCGCCTCGTTTGAGCAAATGCCGCAACGCGATCACCGCCGCAACCTCCGCACGTGGTTTTGCCAGAAGCCGACGAGCCATTGCGACAGCCGCGAGCTTGCTGCCGCGGACCAATGGATCGACCAGCACTTCACGTTCCTCGTGCCGAACGAGGACGAGGACGTCACCCTAGAGTGGATGCTCGACAAGGCAGAGGCGGCTGTGATCCAGCACGGGTGCAAGGTGATTGTCATCGACCCGTGGAACGAGATGGACCACGCCCGCAGCCGCGAGGAAAGCCTGACGGAGTACACCGGACGCGCTATCAAGGCGCTGCGCCGGTTTGCGCGAAAGCTCATGGTCCACGTGGTGATCGTCGCTCACCCCGCGAAGCAGCAGAAGGATGATAAGGGCGACTACCGTGTCCCGACGCTCTACGACATATCGGACTCGGCGCATTGGTACAACAAGGCAGATATCGGGGTGGTGGTTCACCGCTACCCGGACTTCACTCTGATTCGCGTCGCCAAGTCGCGCTATCACGACCTGATTGGAACCCCGGGCGACGAAGAGGCCGACTTCGTCTTTGAACAGCGGCGGTTCAATATCCGCTAGGGCGCGTCAGTTGCCCGCGTAGTGTTCGTCGGGCCAGAGCAGGTAGCTGCGATCATCTGTGTCGCCGTAGCTCTGGTAGGTCGGCTTCGACCGAAACGACCCGCCTTGGTACTGGTACATCGTCGTCCAGACCTTTAGGTACGCATCGTGTCGCTCGTCGTTGCGAACCGAATCCTTAAAGTTCGTGTACTCCATGTCGAGTAGCCTCCGCGAGATCGTCTCCATCACGCGGTGCCGCGGCACAAAGGCGCGGAACATATAGTCACGGTTCGGGGTGCGCGTGACGCGCACGTTTGGGAACACGCGCTGCAGGTCACCCTTCTTTCGACCGCGCACCAGTAGCAGGTCGCGTCCACGCAGGGGTTTGGGAACGTCGTGGGGCTTGGGTTGTACTATCGACAAAAAGGCGTCGTTCAAGAAAATCCACATTTTGCTTTCATCTCCTCTAGCAGGTCCGTGGGCGCGGCACCTGTGCCGTCCCGAAAGTTGACCGTTGTTCCAAGATTCGCTCGCGCCATCGCGGCGTTGATGCGTGCCGACCGGCGGTCTATGCGCCCCGCTTGGTACGCGGTCAGCGGGGGCTTCTCGTGTACTGGAGGTGCGTCGAGCGTCGTCGAGCGGGCCGCGCAGCCGACGCACTCGCGCCGCCGTTTGATGTAGCCCGTTCTCGGGTCGGTTTGCGTTCTAATGATCTTCGTCTGTGAGCCGCAACGCTCGCAGGGGTTTATCAGGCGTTCCATACTGTTCCATCACAAGTTTAGGTGGGCGACCGACGTACTTGCCGTCCTCTACCGCCCAGATCACTCTGACGCCGTCGCCGAACTTTTCTCGGAACTCGTCAGCAAAGGCTGTCACTTGCGGGAACTCGGTGCGGAACCTGCGGCGGGCGCGTTCGCGTTGCTCCGCGAGACGCGCCTCCTCCGCAGCCTTCTTTGCCGCCGCTGCATCTACAGCGTCGTCGAATACCGGCGATGGGTACTGGCGGCTCACGCCGCCACCTTCACCCGATCCAGCATCCGACCGGCGACCTGCTCAATCCGAAGTCGGTTCTCCTGCAGGGTTTCGCGCCGCGCTACCGCGGAGACGCCCTGCGCGAAGTCCCATACGGACTCGGGCAGCTTCTGCTCCTCGACCACGCACGTATCGATGACGTTCTTCGCAGCTTTCTCGGTGAACCCGTAGCGCCCAAGGAACTCCAGCCGGTCTTCCTCGTTGCGGGCAACGATAGCCGCCTTGGCTGCTTTGACTCCCGCGACAAGGCGGGACTCGGTGAGGTTGGCGAACTCTAGCAGGGCTGGCTCGGCCTCTTCCAAGAAGCGTTCCGGTGCGCCGCTCGTGTGCTTGAACACGATCTGGTTGAAGTCCTCGACCCCCCAGAGGTTTCGGTTCTGGCAGACCCCGCGCAGGTACATCGAGGCGAAGCCGAAGGTGCGGCTCCCGACCTCGCTGTTCCACACGTAGAACCCGCGGAACATCAGGTCCGGGTTGCCGTTGGGCAGCTTGCCGACCTCAATCGGGTTCTTGTCGTCGACCAAGAAGAGGAACACGTCGCGGTCGCTGGCGTACAGCGTGGTGTTCTCCTTGGTGATATTGACGTTGGGGTTGTACGACACGCCGAACTTGCTGCCCCACTCAATGGTCCCGGGCACCTTCCAGCGGGTATCGCCCGTTCCGTTGCCCGCCACCTTCATCACCGCATCCACCACATCGCGGTCGTAGATGCGCCCGTAGCGCGGGCTGGTGATGCCGCGCAGGAGCCGCCCGCTCTCGCCGGGGTCGCGCAGGTACAGGGCCACGCTTTTCTGCTCGGCGGTCTGCAGCCCGTAGTTCAGGTTGATGGCGGCAAGCGGCCCGGGGAGGCTTCGCAGGTAGTTGGCGGGTGCCCCGGCGGTTCGGCAGACCTGATCAAATGCCCAATGGCTGGGGGTGACCGTCGCCCCCTCCGCTTCGATGGCGAGGTAGTCCGGCTGGTCGTCGCTGTACAGCGCGTTGATCTGGTTGGGCAGCACGTTCTGAACGCTGCTCTGGTCGGCCCAGCTGGCGACCTGCGCTCGGAGGTCCGTGAGGCTGGTAAACCGCTGGTCGTCGGGCCGGTTGGCCCACTGGGCGCTAACGGTGCCCACCATCTGCCCTTTGCTTACGTCGATCTGGTAACTCATGGCTTTCACCCTTCCTTTTGAGTTGGCCCCCGGTATTGGGGACGCCTGAATAATATCATCCCTGTGACATTCCGCAAGTCCTTTTTCTCATTCAGACGCTAAAAACCGCCCCGGGGGCTTGTGCGCCTGTCATCCCGGTGATACAAGTACACCCGGACGCATTTTCCGGGGCTTGGCGGCGGTTCCCCTTCCTCCAGACCCATCCCTGCCCCGGGCCGTCCGCATTGGCGACCCCGGGCGGGCGAAGAACCGCCCACCTTTTTGCCGCCCGTCCGGGGTACGCCGTCTCTTACAGGAGCGATATGGCGAACGCCCTTCAGGTCACGTACCGAAAGCTGACGGACCTCATCCCGTACGTCCGGAATGCCCGGACGCACTCCGACGAGCAGGTCGCCCAGCTGGCTGGGTCGATCAAAGAGTTCGGCTGGACCAACCCGATCCTTGTGGACGAGGACGGCGGGATCATCGCGGGCCACGGGCGTCTGCTGGCTGCCCAGCGGCTGAAGATGGACGAGGTGCCCACGATCCAGATCGTCGGGCTATCGGAGGCGCAGCGGCGGGCGCTCGTTCTCGCCGACAACAAGCTGGCCCTCAACGCGGGCTGGGATTTCGAACTGCTGAAGGTCGAGCTAGGCGACCTCAATGAGCAAGGCTTCGACATCGCCCTGACCGGCTTCTCGGTGGACGAGTTGTCCAAGCTCCTCGCCCCCGCGGGGACGGAGGGACTAACCGACCCAGACGATACGCCGGAGGTGCCGGTCGAGCCGATCACCAAGCTCGGCGACGTATGGGTGTGCGGTCCGCATCGCGTCATGTGCGGCAGCAGCTTGGAGCAGACGGCGGTCGACAAGCTTTGCGCTGGGCAGGCCGTCGATATGCTCTTGACCGACCCGCCCTACAACGTCGCGTACACCGGCAAGACGAAAGACGCGCTCACGATCAAGAACGACAGCATGGACGACCAGTCCTTCCGCGACTTCTTGCGCGACGCCTTTGTCTCTGCCGACACCGTGATGAAGGCTGGCGCGGTGTTCTACATCTGGCACGCGGACTCGGAGGGCTACAACTTCCGCGGCGCGTGTAAGGACGCGAACTGGACCGTGCGCCAATGCCTCATCTGGCGCAAGAACCACATGGTCATGGGCCGTCAGGACTACCACTGGCAGCACGAGCCGTGTCTCTACGGGTGGAAGGAAGGCGCGGCGCACCTCTGGGCTGCGGACCGCAAGCAGACGACCATCCTCGACTTCGACCGCCCCTCGCGCAACGAGTCGCACCCGACGATGAAGCCGGTGGCCCTCTTTGAGTATCAGCTACTCAACAACACCAAGGGCGGCGACATCGTGCTGGACAACTTTGGCGGGTCGGGGACCACGCTGATCGCTGCGGAAAAGAACGGGCGCGTGGCCCGCCTCATGGAACTGGACCCGAAGTACGTCGATGTGATTGTGCAGCGGTGGCAGGAGTTCACCGGGAAACAGGCCACGCTGGAATCGGACGGGCGCACGTTTGCCGAACTCGGCAGCGCCCGCAAGGCGGCGTGAGATCAGTCGCGGCTCTTGACGGTCGGGCGTACCGGCTGCCCGCGCTCGGGCTGCGACGGCGGGCTGAAGAATTCCACGAAGATGTTCCCACACGGTTTGCCCTGCAGGTAGGCGACCTCATCGCGGAACAGCAGGTAGTCGTAGGCTTGCGCCTCAACGACCGGTCCCGCCCAGCGCCGGACCATCGACCGGATAATCTTCTTGGCCTCACCCGCGTCGAGGTAGCCGCGCACCTTCTGCGGCTCCTTCTGACCTTTTTCTTGCACCCAGATACTCGCCATCTCAACTCCTCGCCCAAGAGCGTCGGTGGCGTGCCGAATCCTGTCAACACTAGATTCGATACGCCACCGGTTGCTTAACCAAAAACCAACCTCGGACCAACCATGCGCTACTTGGAAGCCTTCTTCGCCTTCGTCGTCCGGCTCACCGCACTCGCGGTCGCCTTCTTCGCATTTGGCGTCGCCTTCTTGGCGTTCATGGCGGGAGCGTTCTGCGGCGCGGTCTGCTTCGTCGCCTTCGCTACGTTCGACTGGGCGGCGAGGTTCGCCAGCCCCGAAACCTTGGCAGCATTGAGATGGGACAGCAGCAAGTCGCGGTAGCCGATCAGCGCCCGGGCGTAGGTGTTGCTCCCCTTGAGCGGGTAAGCAGCAAGACCGGCGACGTCACCAGCACGAGCCAGCTGGTGAAGCGCCTTCGCGTGGGTGTTGTAGCTGTAATTCCGTTCGCTGTTGAACTCCAACTCCGGCGGGAGGCTGCCCCCAGCCACCGCCTGTCGCGCCTGTGAGAGCAGGGTCGAGCGCGGCGGCTTCGTGGGCATGGTCGCGGCCTTCTGCGCCGCCATCTTGCCCACCACCGCCTGAATCGCCTCAAACCCGCCCTTGGGTAGAAATACCTTCTGCAACGCCGTCATATCGCTTCCTCCGAAAAAGTGGGGCTGGGGGAATGGCCCCGGTGATTGAACTAACCCCCGAATTCCTGTATCGCTTGGCGGTATCCGTTCTCACCGGCATGAGCCTCCGTATGGCCCCGAACCCGCCCTTTGCCCTCTGGTATCACCGTGGTGACAATGTTGCTCGGTTTCCGGGGCTTTGCAAGTCCTCAATATCAACTTGGCGATAACCCCTATGCCGAAGAAAGCCCGAACCCCCGAACCCGGAACCTCGTGGAACTGGCGATGCTCAACGACATGACACACGAGCAGACGGCGCAGCTGGTGGGGATCGACGCCAAGACACTCCGGGTCCACTACGCCGACGAACTGGAGCAAGGGAAGCTCCGGATGTTGTCCCGCGTCTCCGCGAACCTGTATCGGATCGCGTCGCAGCAGCAGGACATCAAGGCGGCGCTCACGGCGTCGATATTCCTGCTCAAGTCGAAGGGCGGTTACAACGACCGCGCTGCCGAGGCGACCGCGGTGATGGAGTCCGCGGGACCGGTCCGCTTCACCCTGCGATTGGGCGACCGCCCGATGGTTAACTGATGGGCGCGGCGCGGAAGCTAGAACCCATTCAAGGCGAGTACATCCGTCCGTGGCTGTACGACGCACAAGAGCGGGCGATCTTCTGCGCGGCGCGATACGGCGTGGTCGAGGCCAGCACCAAGGCGGGCAAGACCGTCGGCTGCATGGCGTGGCTGGTCGAGCAGGCGGTCCTCAACGGCGGCATGAACCGCAACTTCTGGTGGGTGGCCCCGGTATATCCGCAGGCCAAGATCGCCTTTCGGCGCATCAAGGCGGGATTGCCCGTCGGTAGTTATCTTGCAAACGAGTCCGAACTCACCATCCGTTTGCTCGCGCCTATGTCCACGATCTGGTTCAAGACCGCAGAAAAGCCAGACAACCTCTACGGTGAAGACGTCTACGCCGCCGTCATTGACGAGGCGTCGCGCTGCCGGGAGGACTCGTGGATTGCCGTCCGCTCCACCCTGACCGCGACCAAGGGTCCGGTCCGGATCATCGGAAACGTAAAGGGCCGCACGAACTGGCACTACCGGATCGCACGGCGGGCCGAGTCCGGCGACGCGGGCTACCACTACGCCAAGCTGACGGCCTACGACGCCGTGGCTGGCGGGGTGCTGGACGCCGCAGAGGTCGAGGACGCCAAGCGCATCCTCCCCGAGGCGGTGTTCAAGGAGCTATACCTCGCCGAACCGTCGGACGACCAAGGGAACCCATTCGGGATTCACCACATCGCGGGCTGCGTCGGAACGATCTCCGAGGACCGGCCCGTCGCGGTGGGCATCGACCTCGCCAAGTCGCATGACTGGACCGTGGTCGTTGGGCTAGATCGCCGCGGCGCGGTCTGCGGGTTTGAGCGTTGGCAGGGAACGTGGGAAACGACCGAGGGACGTATCTTGTCCCTTATCGGAAACGTGCCGACACTGGTAGACTCCACGGGTGTAGGCGACCCCATTGTCGAGCGCCTGCAGTCCAAGCGACACAACGTCAGCGGCTTCAAATTCACCTCGCAGTCGAAGCAGCAGCTGATGGAGGGGCTAGTCCTCGCCATCCAGCAACGTCAGCTTCGCATCCCCGACGGGATTCTCCGGTCGGAACTGGAAAGCTTTGAGTACAGGTACACCCGTACCGGCGCGACCTACAACGCACCGGAAGGGCTACACGACGACTGCGTCGTGGCGTTGGCACTTGCGTGGCAACAGTACCGCGCTGCTGCGCCCGATTTGGCGTATGCGCGTCCAGACGGCCTGTCACGGATCAGTCCGTGGGTCAGCGCCGATGAGCGAGGAGAATACTGATGGCAGAAGAAAACCGAGAACCGCTGAAGTACGACCCGAGTGTCATCGGCACGTCGGGTCTGCGTGCGTACGGCGGGTATGTCCAAGAGGAGGCCGAGCGCGACCTGCGCGGTCTCAACGGCTCGCGCATCTACCGCGAGATGGCTGACAACGATCCGATTGTCGGCGCGGTGCTGTTCGCAATCACGATGCTGATAAGACAGGTCGAGTGGCGCGTGCAGGCAACCGACGACTCGCCGGAGGCCGAAGGCGCGAAGCAGTTCGTCGAGGAGGTCATGCACGACATGAGCGTGTCGTGGAACTCCGTCATCACCGAGGTCTGCTCGATGTTCACCTACGGCTATGCGCCGATGGAGATCATCTGGAAGCGTCGCCTCGGCTCGGACTCGACGGACCCGACCGGACGTAGCGTCTACAACGACCGCAAGATTGGTATCCGGTCGCTGTCGCTCCGTGCCCAGAACACGATCCCCAAGTGGGAGATGGACAAGGACGACGGCAGCATCGTCGGTCTCTGGCAGCAGCCGTACGACCGCGGCATGGTCTGCATCCCTATCGAAAAGCTGCTGCTGTTCCGCACCTCCGAGGAGCGCAACAACCCGGAGGGCCGCAGCGTGCTACGCAACGCGTACCGCCCGTGGTTCTTCAAAAAGCGCATCGAAGAGGTCGAGGCGATTGGCTTGGAGCGCGATCTCGCAGGTCTGCCGATTGCCTACATCCCGTCCAACTACCTGATGCAGGGCGCGGACAAGCTCGACCGGCAGGTCGCCGAGGAATACAAGCGGCTGATCCGCAGCATCAAGCGCGACACGCACGAAGGCTTGGTCCTTCCGTCGACGCGTGATAGCAGCGGGAACCTGATGTTCGAAATCAAACTGCTGTCGACGGGCGGCTCCCGCCAGTTCGACACCAGCAAAGTCATCGAACGCTACAACAAGGCGATTGCGACCAGCGTCCTCGCTGATTTCATTTTCCTTGGGCAGGGATCGACAGGCAGTTTCGCGCTGTCGTCGAACAAGACAGAAATCTTCGCCACCGCAGTCGGCGCGTACACCAAAGGCATCGCCGAGGTGTTCAACCGTCACCTGCTGCCGCGGCTCTGGAAGCTCAACGGGATGGACCACGAGGTCATGCCGTCGCTGGTCCCGGGCGATCTGGAAAAGCCGGACCTGACTGCGCTGGGCGAGTTTGTCAGCAAGCTCACTGCGTCGGGCGCAACGCTGTTCCCCGACCGCGAACTAGAGAACCACCTGCGGCAGGCGGCTGGCTTGCCGCTCGCCCCAGAGGAATCTATGGGCGACGACTTCGTGCCAGATATGGAAGCGACGCCGACCGACGAGCAGGCGACGCCTGTCGTGCCGGAGGCGCTGCCTACCGACGGGGAGAACAGCAATGGCTGAAGAAATCAAACTCGTGCGTGGCGATAACCGCCCGTACATCAAACTCACGCTCACCAAGTCAGACGGGACAGCTCTCGACGTAAGCGACGCAGACACCACCGTGTCCATCCACTTCCGCAGCGTGACAGCGGAGGCGGTGCTAACCACCATCCCTGTCACCAAACTGAACGGAGGTGCGAGCGGCGAAGTGATGTTCAACTTTCCGGGGGCCACGCTGAACGTCGACCCGGGGTATTACGAAGGCGAAGTAGAAATCAACTTCGACGGCGAAAAGCAGACGCTCTACGACCGGCTGAAGTTCCTTGTCCGTGAACAAATTGCTTAAGGAGAAACAACCATGGCTGCAATGACCGACTATCTTGAGAACAAGCTGATCGACCAGCTGTTCCGCGGGCAGGCGTACACCTTCCCGGCTGGCCTCCACGTTGGGCTGCTCACCGCGGCTCCGTCCGACACGGGCGGTGGCACCGAGGTGTCTGGCAACGCCTATGCGCGTCAAGACCTCGCCCCGTCGCTTACCAACTGGGCGGGCACGCAGGCCGCTGCTTCGACGACTGCGTCGTCCGGAACGAGCGGCACCACGAGCAACAACGTGGCGATCACGTTTCCGACTCCGACGGCCTCGTGGGGTACGGTGACGCACTTCGGCGTGTGGGACGCGTCGACGAGCGGCAACCTGCTGGTCTACGGTGCGCTCAACATCGCCAAGACGATCAACCAAGGCGACACCGTCACCTTCCCGATCTCGTCGCTGTCGTTCCAGATCGACAACTAATCGGGCGCGGGGGCCGCGGGCGTGGCGGTATTTAATACCCCGGTCCTCAACCAAGCCGTACTCAACGGCTCGGCTGGGGAGGTTCATGCGCTCGCGGCCTCTGTCTCGGGGGTCGCGGGTGCTTCCGCGTCCCTATCGAAAACTGCTCGGCTAGCCAGCACCGCCACCGGCGTTGCATCAGCGTCTGCTGGGCTGGCAGTCAGCAAGCCGCTCGGCGCATCCTTCGCTGCGCTGGCGACATCTACCGCGATCACCAGCGTCGCGTACCGCATCGCCTCGACGGCGACCGCCGTCGCAAGTACGACGGCTGGGCTGACGCGTGCGGCAAGCCTTGGTGCGACCGGCTTTGGCCTTGCCACCGCCACCAACACCTCCGTTGCCCTGTCTGTGCCACTCGGTGGCACGGGCGCAGCGCTCGCTGGCGTTACCGTCCCGCTCTCGGTCACCAAGGGGCTGGCTGCTGCGGTCAGCAGCGCAGCGACGGCGGCTGGCAACACGAGCCAGACCGCTCCGCTCATGGCGGGCGTCGCCGCGATCAGTACAGCTGGTAAC